TACTCTGACAGCGCAGACAGCACTATTTTGGGTATATTTTCAGCGAAAAACTCCTCTGGCATCGTAAAGCTATTTGCTGGCGATAGCGGTAAATTATATATATTTAATCAGACAGGTTCTACGCTGGATGATGTTAGTGCAGTAGGCGGTTACTCATTAAACTCAGAAGAGCGCTGGCGTTTTATTAAGTTTGGTGAAGAGGTTATTGCTGCTGGTGGTATTGGCGAAGAACTGCAAAAGTTCAACGTGTCCACTGACAGTGCATTTAGCGTATTATCTACAGATGCCCCAAAGGCAGATTTCATTGCTGCCGTGCGTGATTTTGTTTGGACTGCCAACATTGACGAAGGTTCTGGTCGTGTTCCGTATCGCTGCTACTGGTCTGGTTTTAACGACACGACAGCTTGGACGGCTGGCACAGAGCAATCTGATTTCCAGGACATACCTGACGCTGGTGCAATCACCGGCTTGGTAGGCGGTGAATATGCAACAATTCTTATGGAACGCGCCATTGTTCGAGCCACATATACTGGCCCGCCGCTAATTTGGCAGTTCGATAAGGTTGAAAATGCACGAGGTTGTCAAGTTCCTGGCTCTGTATGTAACATTGGGCATATGGTGTTTTACCTGTCTGACGATGGTTTTTACGCATTTGATGGCTCTCAGTCACAGCCAATCGGCGCTGAAAAGGTTAATCGTTGGTTCTTTGATGATTTTAACTTTGGCTACAAAGACAAGATGACCTCTGTGGTTGACCCACAAAACCAGTTGGCTATTTGGTCATATGTCAGCAATAGTTCTATCGACAGTACGCCAGACCGCTTGCTTATCTATAACTATGCTTTGGGGCGTTGGTCATATGCTACAGTTCGCGCTGACCTTGTGGCACCATTCTTCACGGCTGCGTACACCTTAGAAAGCCTAGACCAGATTGCTGCATCAATAGATGCCTTGCCAGCGTCACTCGATAGTGCGCTTTACAAGGGTGGTCAGTATCTGTTCGGCGGTGCGTTGGGCGATAAGATTCACGCATTCTCTGGAGACCCACTAGAAGGAACTATTGTTACTGGTGAAACAGGTATTGCCACAGGCAACCATACGATTGTCACCAGGGCGTATCCTTATCACGAAAATGGTACTGTTACGGTGGCTATAGGGCTTAGAGGTGTTCATACAGACCTAGTATCATACACAGCAGCAGGTAGCGTTAATGACGCTGGATTTGTGCCGTTTAGAGCGCAAGACCGCTATCACAGGGCTAAGATGGTGTTGTCAGGCCAGTGGTCATATGCACAGGGTATGGACATTGAGGCAAGGCAGGTAGGCAGACGATGACAACGACAGAGCGCGTCACTAACTTTAGGATTCTAAACCCGATTACAGCGACAACTCGTGAGATTGCCGAGTTGCTAAACCGTACCATTAACGGCGGCTTAAACAGCATTGGCTATGTGACTTTGCCATCAAGCAGCACTCAGGTAACTATTGAAGAACCTCGCTATTCAACATCTAGCCTAGTGTTTTTTACCGGCGTTGACCACGACCCTTGGCACCACAACCCATACATTGATAGCACCAGCACAGACGGTACTATGGTCATCAACTATCAGAACTCAGGACACGATGCACGGTTTGCGTACCTCATTATTGGATGAATTTGAACGCCTGGCGCATCACATTGATGCCGCATTGGGCTATACTGGCGGCAGTCATACATCTGTAGATGTGCTTGACGCTATAAAGAATGGACAAGCACAGTTCTTTCCGCTTGCAAATTCTGTTATAGTGACTGAGATAATTGATTATCCGCAAATGTCTGTATGCCGTATCTGGCTTGCGGGTGGAGAAATGGAAGAGCTTTTAGAAGCTGAAAAGAAGATTGCCGAATGGGCTAGAGGTCTTGGCTGTAGCGGCATGGAAATCATCGGACGTAAAGGCTGGGAAAGACAGCTAGAAGACTACAAGGCATCGTCCGTAGTTCTTACAAAGGAAATATAAGATGAGCAAAGGCGGCGGTAGCACAAGAACAATCAATACGATGGTGAACCCACCAGAGTACGCGAAGCCATTCCTTGAGTATGGGCTATCACAAGCAAAAGACTTGTTTTCTTCAGCACAGCCTCAATATTATCCTGGTCAGACTACTGTTGGCTTTTCGCCAGAGTCTGAGATGGCTTTATCCGGCATTAGAGACAAGGCCATTACTGGTAGCCCCTTCATCAAAGGCGTACAAGATGTTGTGATGCAGAACCTGATGGGTACTAACCCGCTACAGGCAGCGGCATTCCGTCCAGTTGTTGAGCAGGTGCAGTCACAGGCCGCTAAAGCTGGTCGTTATGGCTCAGGCTACCAGCAGGCTGCATTAGGACAAGCACTAGCCCCATATGCCTATCAAGCACAACAAGCAGCTATCCAGCAGGCTCCAAGTGCGCGTCAGTTCGGCATGGCAGACCTTGAGACATTGATGCGTGTCGGTGGTGCTAGAGAGGCTCAGTCACAGGCAGAATTGGCGGCAGATATCGAACGCTTCCAGTTTGAGCAGAACAGACCACAGCAAAAACTGCGTGATTACATGGCAACAGTTGCAGGCGGTACTGTTGGTAGTGAGCAGATTACGCCGCAGTTCAGAAATCCGACAGCAGACTTCTTGGGAATGGCGACACAGGGCGCGGGTCTTCTAAGCGACCTCAAGCTTATTTAAGGGGCTAAACATGGCTACAAATCCACTAGACCTATTAAGAATGAGGAAAATGGCGCTGGCTGGTGCTAATCGCCGTCCTGCTGCTGCCGCTTTTTTAGATATGGCTGGACAGACAGGTCAAGCCCCACAAGCACCAATGCCGTCTATTGCTGAAGGCGCTCGTTTACGCGCACTTAAAGCGCTAGGAGCGTCTCAACAGCCTACAGCGTCAATAACTAAGCCTAGACTGCTTACACCCACCTCAGCGGCTTCTGGTGCCGGTTCTATGCTGCCTGGACGCGGTACACCTGGCTCTGCTGCGCTTGGTGCTTTCGGGTCAACTATGTCACAGCTTGGTGGTTGGCAGGATAAGCCAATGACCTTTGGGCAAATCCTTGGTACGTCTTTAGGTAAGGCTCGTGAGGCGTATGGTACGGCTGAAGAGCGCCAGCGTCAGATTGCTGCGGAGAAAGCTGCTGCACTAGCTGCGGCTGAGGAAAAAGAATACACTCGTAGCCGTCAGTCAGAGCAAGATAAAATGGCTATGGGTAGGTATAATATTGAGGTAAAAAAAGAAGCTAGGGCAGAAGCTGATGCTGGAAAGCCAACAAAACCCTATCAAGTTTATGATGAAAAAACAGGAAGATTAAAATATGTGCGAGATGTTCGCACCGTTGACGGAGGGTGGACTCAAGTTGACGTTGGTGGAGTAAAAGCGGAAGAGAAAAAACAAACCAAACCATACGATGTTAAAACCATAAGAAATGGCGTGGTTGGAACAGAAAGAAGAATGTTTGTTGGTATAGGCGCTGAAGGAGCTAATGCAGCAGGAGAAATTGTTGTAGAACCTTTTATTGCGTCAACAAAACAAAAAATGCCTTACGAGCCTGCTAATGGTGTTGTGCGCGGTAAGGACGGTTCAATAGTTGGCCAAGCTCTTTTAAACCCAGACCCAGATGCTACAAACAGATATGTAGTAAGAACGGAAGATGGGACTGAAAGACCAATGTTGCCCAATGAAGAGTTTATGAGTGACGAAAAGTTTAAGAAAATTGTCTTGCAAGAAAGAGACATGGGTAAACTTGCTGATGACATATCTGGTGCCGAAAGGGCAGTAAGGCTTTTGCAAAGATATTCAAAAGAACAGGGCGGCACAAGAACAGGCTTTAACCGAATAGTTGATTCAGTTATGGGTGGATTTAACACATTCATCAACAAAGATTTAACACAAGAACAATTGAATTTGGTTTTGGCTCAAGGAACACTGCAAAGCCTTATTGGAAACTACAGAATTGAGACAGTTGGCGGCGGTGTTATGACCGAGCAAGACGCTTTAAGGGTTATATCTGCCCTTGGTGGTGATGTTACAGCCTTACAAAGTCCTCAGCGCGTAAAAGAAGCTGTACAAAATCTATTGTTTGA